CCCAATTAGACCAATAAACCCATCCGTTTTCCATATCATTCTGTGGAACACCGTTTATCATTACTGCAACATTTCGTTGATTAAACCCTCGAACATTGATACGAGCATCACCCGCACCACCACCTTGACCGGTTGCATAAACACTCGGTGTAGTATTCAGAATCATTGGAATGTCTTGACTACCAAGACGAACTTCCATTTCTTCTTTATCTATCGTTGTGTACGCCACAGGTGTTCTTTCACCAGCCCTAGAAGCCAGAACTTCAAGGCCAGACATAGTAAGTACATCCATCGCTAATATGAATTCAATACCTACGTTCTCTTCTCCCACAACAACTTCCTTAGAAACTGATGTGTGCCCTATGTATGAAGCAGTTACAGTATAAGAACCTGGTGTCAATTCGACACGATAAGAACCGTCATCCGAAGATACAGCCCCCAACTCAGTTCCTTGCACTACAATATTTGCTCCAGCCAAGGGTGCATCTCCATCATTTACGACTCCTGATACGGATTGTCCAAAAAGGAAAATCGGCAGGAACATCATTAACAATGAAGTTATTAGATTACGTTTTTTCATCATAATCTCCTTATTTTGTTACGATTAAGACACATTTTTCTACAGGTGTGCCAGCTGCCTGTCCGCTTTTGTAATTTGTTTTAATTTGCGTAATCCTGATCGTCATTATCACCAGCTGTTGGTACAACTTCCACATCACAAAAGTCACCATCACAGAATTTCTCTATGTTTGCCTCTTCGTTGTTTATCACACCAAAGGATAACTTACCTAACTTCTTAACCTCTTGATTATAGGTATCCTCGTCAATGGCTTCATATGGCATTTGTTGATATGCACCTAACTCATGTCTTGGTAATAAACTAATACCTTTTAGATGATATTGGTAATAATTTAGAGCAGGAGCAATTTGATCTGCTTCTGTCTCTGGATTGAATGTAACTGTACAACTAACTTGGTTATCTGCCCAATGTCTTTGTAAGAAAGCAGCTAAACTGAATTGTTCCCAAATCGAAAGTTCAGCTGCTGTTCTAATCCCTTCACCGACATCTACCGGCACCTCTACCACCATTGTTGTATCTTCTGAACCAAAAGCTGGTTCTAATTTATAGTTAGCTTTCTTTAGTGGTTCTATTAGTTCTGAATACTTTGATAATCTTACCCTTCTAATGTAAAAACGACTTTCGGGATAATGTAAACCTGGAGTAGCACCAGCCAATAATGAAACGGTACCAGATGGTTTAACTGAAGTAGTTTTAATTGACTTAGGAACAGCAAACCAATCACTATATTGATTATCCCACTCTTGTATTGTATCATACCCTTTCTCCAACCAATTTTGAAACTCACCCAATCCTCTATTAGTAACAAACTGAGCAACACCACTAACTGAACATCCGATTCTTCTGTTTCTTAACATGACTCGGTTTGTATCGGCCCAATGTGTTCTTCCTAATGTTACAGTTTTAGCATATAGATAAGCATATTTTAATGTTCTTTGATAATCTTCTAATGAATCGTGATTTGCTGGAAATGTTTCTACTAAACAACATAGTTCGTATGATTCTAGTGATTGTTCCAAACAAGGATTACCACCCATAACTCTATGGTCTTTGTTATCCCCACCATTCTTCATACGAGAGTATTTTCTCATGTTATCTAGCCACGCAAATCCAGGCTCACCATTATCCACAATTCGTTCGGCAGCTGCTGTATAATCCATACCCAACTCTGCGAATATACTATTATTACTTGTCCATCCATATTGATCCCTATGTGGGTTAACCTTATAATTTTTTAAGTCCAAGTATTCTTCATCATGTGGATCACCGAATACGATTTCTGCTGTTCTTCTTACATTACCAGCTACAACACATTTACCAATAAGGTTCATTATGTCTACAATCGTAGTTACCGTGATTGGTTCTCCACTATTTTTTTCTAATACTTTTTGTATATCACCGTGAACTTCTTTCAACGGCTCATGACCACTTGAAACTCCACCAAAACCAGCTATTGGGACACCGGCTTCTCTGATTTTACTATAATCAAATTTTATTGGGGCAGTTCCATGAAAATAGCTTTCCAAAAGAACCTTTAACGACTCCACCCAACCTTCTCTTGTATCAGGTATCTCGAATATAGATTCATCTCTAGTTTCATCTATACCTTTTACAATAATCTCACCTGCACCCTTACAATCAAATCCTACACCCACTCCTAACATACTAGCATCCATAAGGAAACAGAAAGGTTTAGCATAATCTTCTTTGATTGTTTTTGTTGACACAAAGGCACAATTGTTGAGGGCGGCGTATAAGCCTCGTTCTTCGGTTATGGCAGTTCCCATAGCCCAAAGTCCGCGACCTGGTGGCAAGAATTTCATATTGAAAATTCGCTCATACATATCTTGTGCTGACTTTTGAGCTTGCCACGGATTCCACCCTAATTGATGTGAATCAATGTGATTCTTTTGCATAGAGTAAGTTCCCTCTACGACTCGTTTGACAGTTTCCCACCATCTTTCATTTTTTCCATCTTCTTTAATTCTTGAATAAGTTCTCATGTAAACTAATTCACCCAATCCGTTAAAACCAAATGGTGCTTTCTTTCTTTTAAATTTATTGATAAAGTTTTCTGATAACTTAAATTTTTCCATCGTAACTCCTGTTAATTGTTCATTTCCCACAATATATAAATATAATATATATTGAATCTAAATTGTAATTTATTCAAATCCATCGACTTTTTTTTCCATAGAATTATATTTACTCGCTAATTCTTTTCTCAAAAACTCTTGGCTATTGTTCATCTTACTTTGTGCTTCTTTTCCAAATTGACTACTACCTTCATGTATCTTAACCACACCAATATTAGTGTTTATTGTCGATGGATATGTAACACCATCGATACCAAATCTATTTTTAATAACATGAAACCTACCTGTATTAGCAATCTTATCCTCTACCTTTCTACTCATACTCATTACGAAATCAGCAGTCATAACTTTTGAGTAATCTTCTGCAACTTTATCAGCACCGATCACATCTTCTTCTAATGCCGATCTATTAGCCTGTGAAGCAGTCCATATTGGAATCTGTAACTCACCAGCTAATCCTCTTAAATCTTCATAGATATTTCCTATTGCGTGTCTTTTTTCTTTAAAATTACCTGTTGGCATTAATATGTCAGCATAATCCACTATAACCATATCTACTTTAGTACCACTTAATTCTATTTGTTTCAGATGTGAACCCAATGTTTGAACTGAAGCGGCCTTAGTTGGAAAGTATTTGATAAGTAACTTACCCTCTAGTTCAAATAGTTTTTTACTTACATCATCTTTATAGTATTTTATATTTGAAGTTGTAATACCACTAAATATAGAATCATATCTTAAACCAACATAAGTCTCATTAAGTTCTAGTGTATAATGAACTACCGTTTTCTTTTCACGAATTACACTAGCACCTATGGCCTGAAGTGTCCAAGACTTACCGATACCAGCTGGTGCAACAATAACACCAAGTTCCCCAGCACCTAAACCACCATCTGTTATTTCATTTACAACATCCCAAGGTGTTTTAACTGTAATTCTTGAAGATTCTTCTAACCTTAAATCTAATGATGGAATGTAATCATGACCTAAATCTCTTGTAGTTCCAGCTTTCATAGCTTCATCTATAATACTTTTTATACCATCATAGTTTCTATTTTCTAACATATCAACGGAATCGAGAATTGCCTTCTTCAATGTTTGATTTTTACAAAACTCTAATGTTTCAGATTGTACAAACTCTAAATCTGTAGACTCGACATTTTTCCATACATCTCGTATCTTCTCTACAACACCAGATTTTAGTACATCACTATCTATCTCATCCACTTTAAATTTTATAACTTCAAGAGTAGGTTGTTTTTTATACTGATAATAATAATCTCGTATTGATTTAACCAACCAACTATTAGAGTCTGAATCAAACATAGATGGTTGTAGTATATCGCTGATAGTTTGTAAAAACTTAATATCACTCATCAAAGATGCGATAATCTTTGTTTGAAATGATGTTCCAAATTGTGTTAAAGTATCACTCATAAAAGGTTGTAAAATCCCTATTTTCTATATGTAAATATACAACAAAAACTTGAACTTGTCAAGTGTTTTTTTGTTTATTGTGTGTTTTTTCTGCATACTGATTTAATTGATTAAAGTTAGTAGCTAACCAACTTATAACATTTGGTAGTGCAGTGAATAACTTGTCCTCCAAAAACATTTTTTGAAATTTAAACTTAATCAACCTATTAATTGGTTCATTTGCTTTATCTATTATTTTTGTCTTTGTAGAACCTGATATATCAACATTTGATAATTGCATTAACTTGTAATTTAATTCTATTATATCTTTTGATTCTGGTAAAGTATCGATAACCTCATCTATATTAACTATGCGATTTTCTGTCAAAAATGGTAATTTTTTTTGAATAGTTTTTAAACCCAACCCTCTTATACCAGGTATATTATCAGACTTATCACCATCCAATACTCTATACCAAATATAATTATGTGAGTTAATACCATATTCATCCATGACCATTTTTTGATCGTACATTTTCTTTTTAGTAGGACTCCATATTTTTATTCTGTCATCTGCTAGTTGTAAAAAATCTTTATCAGTTGACATAACTGTAATTTTGGATTCAGTAAGAACTTGTCTACATAGATAACCAATTGTATCATCAGCTTCAATATTATCATATGACATAACAGTTACAGGAAGTGTATCTAAATACTCAACACATCTACTCAACTGCATCATCATATTTTGCTTCTCATCTTCTTGTGATGCAAAATCATATGATCGATTAACTCTGTATTTAGTTTTTCTATTTTGTTTATATTCAGGAAATAACTTTCGACGCCGGTTAGAACCACCCTTACCATCAAATACTATTATTGTACGGGTGGGTCTAACCATGTTTATCGTATATCCGATACTTCTTAGAAAACCAACTATTCCACCAACATGAATTCCATCCTCATTGGTAGTTGGTATAACACTAAACACTCTGATAAAAGTATTTAGGCCATCTATTATTAGTACTTTGTCGTTTGGATGTCCATCATCTAATGAACCACCATTTTTCTTTATCTCATCGAATATAGACAGGTATTTTGTATTACTCACTTATTTCTTCTTCCACTATGACATCATCAATTCCAAAATTCTTTTCATACTTTAATATTGCTTTCTCACAAATCATATTATAACAATATTCTTTAAACTCTTTATCTTCTAGTTTTTCAGCCCAATCCTTAGATTGGAATTTAATGTCTTTACCATTTTGGTCTTTTATAGTATACCAAGCACCACCTTGTTTTACTAAATTGTGGGCTTTAAGAACGTGTAACCAACTACCTGTATCATCAATACCACTTTCAAAGTAAAGTTCAAAGTCAGCATGTCTCATAGGTGGCCCTAATCTATTTTTGATAACTTGAGCTCTCATCTTCATACCAATGGTATTCTTTTTAGCATCTTTGATTTGTCCCATATTCTTTAAACGAATACGAGTAGAAGCGTGGAAAGGTAAAGCCTTACCACCACTTGTAGTCCAAGGATCACCGAACATTACACCAAGTTTTTGACGTAACTGATTTGTAAACACAAGAGCTATCTTTTGTCTACCAATCATTTGTGTGATTTTTCTCATAGCCTTTGATAGGATAATTGCCTTTGATGTAGCCCAACCATCTTTATCAAATTCGGCTTCTAACTCAACCTTAGTTGTAGCGGCAGCCAATGAATCCACTAAGATAGTTACTAACCTATTCTTATCTGATTCTCTTACTTTAGCGACTATCTCTTCTATAGCAGAAAATATATCTTCAACTGTTTCTAAATGTAAATACAACATACTTTGTACATCTACACCGATTGAAGTTAAAAATTCAGTACTAACAGCTGTTTCAGTATCTATATAAACAGCAACACCACCTTTCTTTTGTGTTTCTGCTAACATATGAGCGCCGATTAAAGACTTACCACTACTTTCTAATCCATTTAGTTCTGTAATTCTTCCAACTGCAATACCACCATCAGGTCTATTTGATATTGCCAAATCTAACATAGTAGAACCAGTTGAAATAAAATCTTTTATATCTGTTGGTGTGGTATCTGTTCCATCGAGAAAGTAAGCTACTTTCATATCCTTGAAGTTTTTATTAATTGTATTGGCCAATACACCAGCCAATTCATCTCTTGTTGACATATAAGTCTCCTAATTTAAATAATGGGTGTGTCCGGCTTTTACATACGCATCGTAAGTCACACACACTCGGTTTTATTAGTGTTGGCTTCAACACCCACTATATTGTTTTTTTTATTTAGCTATTAAATAAATCGTCAAATGCATCTGAAGTTTTCTTAGAGTCATAAGATGATGCTGCAGCTGTTGCTGAAACCTCTTCTTTTTTCTCTTCTTCAGTATTTGAACCACCATTTAAGTAATCATTGAGAGCTTGTGTTAAGTCATCATATGATTGCTCTTGATAAATATCAGTAATGTTCTTCTGATTTTCAGTTAGTGCTTCAAGTGTTGATGCATCCTCTGTGATAGGAGTCTGATTTGGTTTCACTCTAATTGATGTTGAAGGAAAGGATTTACCTGTTTCTTCAGCGGTTTTGAAAGTTACAGCAATATCACGACCACTTACTGCGTCTGTGATGTCACCATAATCTGGATCGGCAATTATAGAAAGTAGTTCTTGATAAACTGTCTTTCCAAATCCCCAAAACTTAACACCTTGTGATTCTTCACCACGAACTACTACAGGAGCATATGTTCTCATCTTAGCTTCAACTTTTCTACCTAAATTATAGTCCTCTTTTGAACCAGTTGATTTGAGTTTTTGAGCAAACTCTTCAATCGGATCAGGTCTACCAAATGAAATTGGTGAAAGGTAATTCTTATTAGCTAATCCATAGTGAAAATACAACTCGATAAACGGATTGTCTTTATTGAATTTATAAGGTACAATACGGACAATTTGATTACCTGGTTGAGGTTTCCAAAGGTTTGATGTTCTGTTATTTGTGGTTTGTAATTGATTGAGGCGGTTTTTGATTGCGTTCAAATCCATTTTTATTCTCCATTTTTAATTAGTTATTTATTATTTTTTAATCAAGTATAACCTTGATACAGATATAAGTATAATGAAACATTTCAAAATACAATTTTATTTTCTATCTGATTCCCATGTTTCTACATTTATTATCATGTGAATTTTTGTTGGTATTTTATTTAATCCAGAATCACTTGTTAGTAATAAAGAGTTTCTATAGTTTTCCCAATCTACTGAAAATGACTTGTCCAACTTACCACCATTCAACTCACGAATTAAATCATTTAGAGCATTAATTGTATAAAGTGTGTTGGTGTGTTTTTTTCTATGAAGTGAAATCGTATCTTGTATACCTTGCATAAAATCTTCTTCATATTCTATATTATATGTACAGATTAATTGCTGACTATCTTTTTCATTTTCAAATACAAATATCTTACCAAACATAATATCATTACATGCAATGATAAGGTCTATTGTATCATGAAATCTTGATTTATTCGTGAATGTACATAGTAGTTGAGTTTTCATTATATATCCGTATCTTTTTTAGATTGACTTGCTGGATTTATTAAAAATCTAGCTCCAATAAAAATATCTTTACCATCATTCCAACCTATATTCATCTCACCGGTAAATCTTATTACAAGATATGGTTCGTATTGTTCAGTAAAGTTTGGAAGTTTATCACCCCCACCATGTATTTTTGGATTTAACATATAATGACCTGTATTTCCAGGTGTTATATTAATACCAACAGCTATATCCTCATTGGTCATCATTTCTATGTCCATAGCAGCAGAATCTTGTAATAAACAATCTACATTATTTACACTAGATTTACCAGTAGCGTAATCCTCACCAAAAATCGACATCATTACTATCTTTTTACCTGCAGTTCCTTGATTTAATAAAGCTCTTCTATATGAAAATCCAGACTTATCTACTATATGTAAATTAGTTTTCTTTGTCTTTTTTAAAGCGTTTACTAACCATGTTTTATTTTTACCCCAAATTTTAGGATTTTGTGTTGGTGATTCTATCCATTTTTTCTTAACCTCTAAATAAATCTTTCCATTTTCTTCTTTAACACCAGTAACACCTTTTATTGTATGAGTTGCCTTTGAAATACATTTATCTAAAAAATCATTGATAAGTTTTTCAATACCCGCATCTTTTGCCTTATTGGTAAATTTTTTTGTAAAAAATGTTTTTAGTGAACCATATTGTTGAAAGGATGCCGGTAACTCTTTACCACTCTTATCAATATAATCTCCATGTTTATATGAAATCCAAAAATTACCTTTTGTACCTTGACCAAGAGCCATATCAGCCTTTGGTGAACCAGGTACTTTGATTGAACTATTGATATCAACTTTCATGTCTTTACCATCAATATGTAATTGTAATGGTTGACTATCAGACATTGGAAAAATAGATTTTATTTTTGTTACCATATTATCAACCTGCATTTTTTCATATCCAATACCAGGTGCTAATTTATCTCTAATTTCTAATTTAGAACCCATGAACTTTACAAAGTTGTATAAGGTGTAGACTTTACCAAAGTAAGCTTTTGTTGGGTTATTTGAGGTACTGACATTTAATTGTGCTATTCTAATACCATATGGTGATCTAATTTTTTTTACACTTCCAGCTGTTGTTAAAAATACACTTTTATTAAATTTTGTACAATAAAGTTTCAAATCATTTAAGTTGTATTCACTTTTTTTAAAAGCTGTTTCTCCACTCCCCCTTCCTAATGGAAGTGATTTATACATGCCATTATACACATCTTGTATGTGATCAGGATATTTTTCCATACCAAGTTTTTTTAATAGATCAATTTCTGGTTGTGGTGGTTTTTTTTGTTCGGTTAAATTTTGTACAATTTCATTTACAACTGTATATGGCCAACCCTCTTCTTTTAAAATTTCAGTAAGTTGATGCAGGTGTTTTTTATCTTTGGGTTTTATCACTCCAACCCTATAACTCCATTCCTTTAATATTTTCTGTAGATTTGGTATCATACAAACTTCTCCGTAATATCTTTCATCTCGTGGTAATTCAACCCCCAGCTAACTTTAAGTGGAAATTTACCATCTTGTTCTAAAATGTCTTTAACTTTCATTAGGTAATCTAACCCATCTTCCATGTTAAAGTCAAATAAAAAACTATCATAATTGTAAAGCACCAACTCACTCTTATACTTATCACCTTCAATCTCAGGTATTAGTTTACTTAATGCTCTCATGTTACTTTCAGTTTCCATTAGCTGTATAGTATAATTAAACAGTTTATTGGCATTCATATCTGTTAAGTTTTTCTTAAATATCTTCTTATTATAAATATCTGAAAGGATAAATTCTTTAGATTTATACTCACTCCACAATAAATTAATATAATCACTAACCTTACTGAAATATTCATTATTTTCTTTTATATCATTGGGAATATAACCATATAAATATTGAAATGAAAGTGATTTTGCTTCATTGTAGTCTACCCCATATAATTTAGCCATATGTTCGTGAACAGAACCATCTTCAAATTCATAACCAATTCTATCACCAATCAAACGAAGATGATATGCATCATAATCCATCTCAACTAAAACACCATTTTTATATCTACTTATAAATTTCTCTCTACTACCATCTTTTTTATTTAATGCTGCAAAGTTAATACCACCAAATCTATTAGATGGTCTACCAGTTGATGTATATATATTATACTGACTAAATACCATACCACTTGTGGTTTGTATCCCATTTTGTTCTATATGTGACAAATTGACTAATACTTCATTATTGTATGTCATCGTGTCACTATCATTGGATGTTTCAACGGTTTCTCTAAGTAAATCACTTAACTTACGGCAATATTCTAAATGTTTTAAAATTGGTACTACTTTATTTATATTGTTTTTCTTGTAATGCATCATATTAAGAAAATGGTGAGCATTAGTGTCAATATGTTCTATGTCAAGTGGTTTATTGTTTTTCATATAATGTAGTAAATTTACATCTACACATTTATTTACACTTTCAACTTGTGTCAATAACTTTTTATCATAAGTATATTTTGTAGTATCTGAAACTAAGCTAACATTGTCAATATTAAGTGATTCACTATGAGTATAAGGTAAGATAAATTCTTGACCATCCATCATCTGAATATAAACTAAACACAATTCATTATCAACTGCGTGTTTATTCATATCAGATAATATTGGTATTACAATACTATCTTGCGTCTTATATATTTTTTCAAATGAATTTATATCATCTGTATTCTCTACTATTACCAATACAACTTACTCCAAATTTCTGTTGTCTTGGGATATACTTTGTGCATTAGTTCTTTCATCGATCTTGCATATTCTTGAATTTCTACTTGTGAGGTTTTCTCATCTCGTAATTCTATGAAATTCATAATAGCCTGAAATGATGCCGTCCAATAAACTTCTGTATATTGAGATAATGGTAAGATGATTCTAGCTTGTTCTTTAGCTACACCATAATGAGTAACTAACCGATCATACATTTCTTTTGTTTGTTGTAATGCATGATTATAAGCATGTATTGCTTTACTATTTGTTTCAACATCTAATTGACCTTCTGACGCTTGTTTGTTATCATCGGATTGTTTTCTCCAAATTAATGGTTCGTAATATTCCTCAACAGGAACATACCTACCACTAATTTCATTCCAAGCGTGGTCTTTTGTGGATGAATTAGATGTGGTTTCAATTCCAACTACGTGTTTATACCATTGTCTCATTACAAACTCTGGTGCTTTAACATGAAATTGAACTTGTAGATGTCTAAATGGAGAATAGTGTTTGTATTTAGCTAAATACCTAACTAATCTCTCATCTGATTTATCGAATGTTTCTTTTCTTTTACCGAATGAAACTCTTGCTGAATTGACAACTGTTAAATCATTTCCCAATGAATCAACAACTTCAATAAAGCCTTTATCAAGAACTTTACTTTTTAACATATTATAACCTTTTAATTTTATATAAGTATCAAGAACTTCTCAGTAATACCAATTTTTTTTGTAAACTATCTGGTGAGTTTTTTGGTGGTTTCCAAAATTGTAGTGGAAATAATTTTCTAACTATACCTTGAAATTCAGAATTTATAGAGTTCATCGTTATCTGATTATCTCGTGTGACTTCATTTTTTGTACCTGATATTCTCCATTTAAAATCTATATATCGATATAGTACACTTTGTTGATCATTATCTTCTTCTGATATTTCAAATATGTCTGCACTTGGATTGTTTGCAAGTTGTGTAAAGTATCTGGTGAAGCTACCAATTCTATAGTCACTATCTGTTGGAATTGGTAGAATACCCTCTGGATATTTATCTTTTGAATTTGATGTTAAATCAGAATACTTGGTGAATAAACTTTTAACACCACCAACCTTTTTAATTATTTTAGAACTTGGACTATGAGAACCACCTAGCATAAAAACCTCTTTTTTGCTATTGGTGTAGTGTACATGATAATTTAAACCAGGTTGTACACTACTTTCATGTTCATCATATACGAATTCACCGACTTGGGTAACTCCTGCAAATGATCTTTTGAAGTCTGTGCTATCGTGTATTTTTTTTACTTTTTCTTTATATTTTGACATTATATTTTCTACCCTGTCCCATATCGTTTTACAACAGCATCTGAATTTCCACTAAATGTTTCTTTTATTCGTTTACTTTCTTCCTTTACTCTATCTGTTTCTTCCTTTTTAGCTCTATTTAATAAGTTTTCAATTGAGTTTTGAAGTTTTTGATCACGAGATTTGGTTTCATATATCAGATTTGAAGTTGACCTCATCTTTCCACCAATGGTTGTTGTCCAACCACTACTATCAACCTTATGACTTATATCAAATGCTTGAAATACTGAATATTTTTGGTATTTACTCGGTACATATGTTGAATGAAATGAATTACCTGGATAAATCCCACCAGTTCCATCTATATCTAAGTCTAAATCAAATGGTATTAAAACTGTAGCATCTGATTGTTTTGATGTACCATGATTGGTTGTTAGATTAGATACCATGCCTATGTACCCACTCTTCATTCTACCTTTATCATCAAACTTATTGTTTAATAAATCTGTTAGGTCACCTCTTGAAAATCCAAATAATGATTTAAATTTATTTTCGTTATCTGTTTCAAATTTAAGTATTTTTGTTTTTTCAGCTGAAGTTAAATCTCTGGGTAGTGGTGGTGGAACTGATGAATCAAAATTAATTTTTTGTTCAACTTCTGATTTTGCTGATGCAGCAATCTGTTCATTCAAATTTTTTAATTTATCTTCATATGCAGTTTCTAACTCATCAACATTATCAACAATAAATTTATTTACTGTATCTGAATTCCCATCTTTTATTTCATTCCTAAATCTGATATCAATGCCTTGCTTTGATTTATCTTCACTACCATTAAAAAACCCACCTGCTAAAGTTGCACCCTTGTCCACTTGTGTACTACCTGGATTTTGTATTTCTTTAGTGGTGTCTATATTTGCACCATACATAGCAGTCATCTGTTGAGCATTAGATATTTTAAGAGTCATGTTTTGTGATTTTACGAAACTATCAACTCTCCATACTGGAAAGTAAAATATACCCTCGTTACCGATTATTATACTATTGTCATCTGTATTTGTTGCAAGAGATGACATACCCAAGTTTCTATTTATTTTATCAAATTCAATTGCAGTGGTTGAATCATCAACTATCTTAACACGAGATGTATTTTCAGAATCAACTGATGTTTGTAAGCTCCAAAAATTTAAATCTTGATTGATCAGATAGAACATTGACTCCAATGCCTCTGTAATATTTATTGTTTCTGCGTTAAACTCACCTTCAGAACCAAAGGCTTGTTTTATAACCTTAGTGTTTATTAACATATTTCTAAGAAATCCAAATCTACCAGGTTTTGGGTTCGCCTGTTGTTCTGCATTAGAATCTTCGGTTACAGTAAGTCTTTCTTGACCACCTGAACCAATGTCTACAGAATCTATCATCTCATCTGACATTATTGGGCCACCTGCTTGATACGCCATAGGATCAGCATAGTCTTGGGTTACTATTGTTTCTCTTAATATTGCATTTGAAGCAAATGGATCAAAATTTTCAGTTGTTATTTTAACTAATGCCTGTATATACTTAGAATCACCGTCTAAATCATTGTCATTATCTACTGGTGCTGCATAAAATTGACCAGGTAAGATGTGATTGTTTATATCAGTTGTCTCTAAATCAGGATGATTTCTTATACGGACACTTTGTTCCTTGCCAGACGAGAATCCACCTTGTGTTAATACTTTTTCAGTAGACTTGAATGTAGTGATGGCATCTCCATTTCTATTTGTCATCCCTAAAAATTTATTCAAAACGTTATCCTCGAACCATCCCCAACGAATCCAAGTATTAGTTACTTGCTTATTTTTTATCTCTGATATAAATTTATTCGGTTCAAATGCAAGCTCACGAAAATCACCCTCAGCATCTTTATAACTCTTATAATCAACTTCATCTCTTTTACTTGTTCCCCCTCTTTGTTGAAACTGTCCTTTAATATAATCATCAATCTTATCAACGAATAGTTTTAATGTGACATTTGTATTGAGTGTTATTATTTCTGGTACTTCTCCAGTTTTATTACCCCCTCCACCAAAAAACTTTGTTGCTTTACTTATTTTTTTCTGAACTTCTTGTTCACTTTCCTTTGGATTCAAATCAAAACTTTGAGTCTTATCTATGGTATTGATATTTGGCATCGTATTATCTAACACGCTAACACCAGTGCTTAGTAGGACAGTCTGACAATCAAACCCACCATCTGCCCTATTGGTGAATTCAAAATTTTTAACAACACCTACCATTATATCAAAATCACCTTGACCACCTATGATTATGTCCTTATAATCTTCAAATGCATTACTTAAAATTTTACCATTGGCACCGATTAATTTTGGTATTGATGCTGTGTTTTTACTACCATACACCCAACCCCATTCCAATAGAACTGTTTTTCCAGTAGCTAAAAAATGTGGCATCAACTCATCAAGTTCACCGAAATCCCAACAAATCCAACTTATCGTTGCTTCTCTCAATGACTTTACCCCACCTTTAAATGTAACATCAATTGATTTGATACCAGGCATTGGTCTTGAATTTTGATTTACTGTTACATGATCACCCTCTTGTTTATAAAATGCTGATTCTCTATTTTTAAAACTTTGACCTTGAAGTAGTGCCTGTGATTCATATAATTTATTATTCTGCAATGCAGTACCTGTAAATTTACCAGGCCCATACGATCTAGGTGAATATACATCGTAACCTGCATACATATTACCATCATTTTTTAATTTACCAGCCATTAAGGTAACTGGATTATTTTGATTTGAAACCATCTTTATATAAGTGGTTCTTGTGGCCATATCATCAAATGTTAATTCATCGGAATTGTTTGATGTATTTGGGCCAGAAGTGTTATGATTGCGTAAAGCTTTCATCTTTTGAAACATTCTTTGTTGTATTTTCTTTGGGATTGGTTCTAAGTTAATCACAACTTAACCCTCTTGATTTAATTCTATGAATCTCTGTACTATTTTTTCAACATCACTTGGGATTCTAAGTAAGGTTGCTGGTGATAATGCTATCTTACCCCTTATACCATTTGCTTTTGCTATAATCCACCACAATGTATTGTCCCCATAATACTTACTGGCTAAACTATCAACCCTATCACCAATTTTTGAATATATAAATTGATCGGCATTTTCAATTGGTATTTCTGGATATAAAGTGGTTCTGTACACCGATACACCAGACTTATCACGTTTTGTTCTTGTTGTTGAATATCTTCTCATTTTACAATCCTACTTTACCCAACAAGCCTCTTGTTACATCACCCAAATCGTTGGATGGGTTGGGTGAGTTGAAAGCTTCTAATAGACTACTTCCTATACCACCTAAGCCTAAATTTTTCTCTTGTATATACGTTTCTGAAGCCACCCAAGGTACATCAAAGTGTTTCTGAGTTGAAGATGGCATTCTATCACCGATATAAATAAAACTACAAGCAACTTGAATATACTTCGGTAGTTTTGCAAAATCAACTTCCCATGTTGTATTATCTTGTACTGTATAAACTAATGAAGATATATAACCAGGTGCATCTTGATACATTTGACCAATTGTTAGTTTTGAAAACGGTGCAATCATTACACCTTCTTTAACATCCGGATATGTCAATCCAGCTAAATAATTTAATTTTTCCCATAGTGTAACCAATTCAGCATCAGATTTTGGATAAACATCAAAACTAAAACTTATTTCTCTATTTGTACCTTGATAAACATAAACCATATCTGGTCTGCCAACATACCTTTCTGGAGAATATTCAGGTGAGAATGTATCTGTTATACCACTTAGTATTGCTCTGAATACTATTGGTTTATTGGTACGAGCATCTACAAATTTAAATGGGATGTGATCTAATGTACCATGTTCTTCATCTTTATATTTTGTACTACCATATGGAATAAGATTAACCTTGTCTATACCAACATCTTCAAATGCTCTATGATCTAATTTTGCAAGTTGGGCCTTACTTAATTTTCCAGCGTCTCCAAGCAACCCTTTTGCAACTTCTTGGGTTTTCGTAGCAAGGGCTGCAGCACCTTTAGCACCTTTTATACCCTTATCTACAATTGAACCACCGAGTTCTCTTAATTTTTGAAACTTAGGTACTTTTATTGATGGTAATGGCATACTAAAATCTGGACTTAACCCAAACCCACTAACACCACTAAGCACTGAATTACCACCTGTAAGTCCATCTAAATTGAATCCACCAAAACCCCCTATACCCCCACTAAAGTCAATACCTTTAAATGCAATCTTTTTTGGCTTTCTTTTCTCTGCAAATGCTATAGCTCTTGTAGAAATACCATCTACTATTTTACTTCCAAGTTTTTTTGCACCAACACCTGCAGCTTCAGCTAGTGCGTTACCGGCTGCACCAAAATCAGTTATATTCCTACCATGTCTATTAAACATCATACCAGGAACACCTGGTATACTGAATGTAGATAGTGGGTTGAATACCTGTGGATTTAAATCTAGTAATCCACTATCTGCAGCTATTGCCGTTACCATACCAGCAGCTGTGTCAAGAAATGCGTCATCACTCACCGTATTAGAACCCATTCCCATAACTTGGGTATATGCCCTATCATATTTATTCTGTCTATGTAGAAAATTTTGTTTGATGGAATATGTTGATATTGGATTTGCGAATTTACCAATTCTTATCACATCAGCTTTATATCTATTTGTAAAGGTATTAATATTTCTACCAAATGCTGGTGATGCAGTTTTACTTAAAATATCAATTCCAGCTTCTATAAATGAAGTCGCTGTAGAACTCAAAGTATCAATTCCAGCGGCTAGAGGAGCACCTATTGTAAACTTACTTCCAGGTGGTGATATTAGAGATGTTGCTGCACCAGTTACGTTTGATAAATCAACACCATCACTCCATCTCTGACCTATACCTCTTACAACTTTAGGTTGATTACTTATACCCACTCTTGCGTTTGATCCAATTTTAAATTTAGTATAATAATTATCTAAACTCAATCCATTTCTTGTAAATCCGTTATTTTTTAATTCTGTTTTACCATCGTTGTGTAATTTATATAACCTAGATTTTAGTGCAGTGTTTGGTGCAATAGTTGGAAATTTATTATCAGAATTATTTAATGGCACAAAAGTAAATGAATATTGATTTGGAACGACAGCATGGTTAACAAGTCCATTTATACCAACAGTTGATATTTGTTGAAGTGGCGTTGGATTATTACCTAAATTATATGTATTGTTAGCTTTATTAGTGGATGAAAATATAGGTGCAAAGTCTAGTTTTTTATCTAAATATAAGGTTGTTGGTATGGGTGCGACATTTAGTTCATTATGTGGAAAACTAGGAGTGTTACCAGCTGTAAATGTATTACTACCAAAATTTTTGTTTATTACAGATAAATCAGTTGTTGGTGTAACTAACCTTGATTGCAATCTAGCTCTACCAACTGAAGCATCTATCTCTTGTCTGGTTGGAACAGGAGCAAATACTGCACTTGTGAGTGGTAATGGTTGTTCATTTAGTTGTGGAGTTTGACCACCGGTATTACTACCTGGTTCACTAGATTGATTTTCACCTTGTAATGATAGTAATGATTTCAGTTCTACCAATGGCATTATAATTCCTTTTTAATTGATCTTAGACTACTATCCATACTTTCCAATATACCAGTTTGACTTGACAATACACCAACCACAGGATCACTAGTGGTCGAAGCAACAGTTCCAGCAGTTGTTGTGGCTGTATTATTTCTGACCAATCTGGATAAATTCTCTACGCTTTGACCAACACTATCTGCCAATGCCCTTCTTTGAAGAACATTCAATCTATTAAATTCAGCCTCACCGCCGACCTGTTTCAATATTTCTTTCATCATACCTTCTTGATCGCCAGTAAGAGCCAATTGTCGTGCCCTATCAAGATTTAATTGCCTACCAAGTAATACTGAAGCTTCCATCTGTTTTTCTATGGATGATTCAAAATCTAATAATGATTCTGTAGTGTCCGACACTGCACTCATATTCAATCCTAACTTTTTGGCAGCTACTGCGGCATTAACCACATTCATACCGCCATCTTTAGCAAATGAAGCGAAATTTTCAGCATTATCAGCTAAATCTTTAAATATATCACCTGGTGCCAATCCAGCCTGTTCTATCATCTGACCAGTTATTTCTATCTGTGATAAAAGTGCATCTCTACTGGCACCAGAGATTGATTCCATTAAGGAAAGAGTTTTTGTTAATTGATCTGCTGTCTGACCACTTTTCATTGCTGTTTGAGCTAATGATAAACTCAAACCCAAGGCCTCATCCCTAGTGGCTCCTAAATTATCTCTGGCTGCAGCAAATGATTCTTTTAAATCTGAAGCTTCTAATCCAGATAAAGCAGCTACCTTTTCCAAACCAAAGAATGCAGCTTCTAATTTAATTGCTTCTGCAGCAGATACTCCTAAATCCTTTCGTGTTTCCGCAACCTTTTTTGCTAAACCCGTGAATAACTTAAATAGTGCTACTGCACCTGCTAGAAGTGCTAACAATGGATTTGCAGCTGCCAATACTCTTAAAGTATTTGCAAAAGTTGCTGCACCTTTTGAAAGACTAACAATACCTGGAAAAGAATCTGAAATTGCGTCGTTTAGTCCGTCTTGTTCTTTTGTTTGTTCTTTTATAGTTTTTAAATAATCTTCACCGACACCATTTCTAACAATACCATCTGCATTTATTGCACTAGCTATAGATGCTAAGTCTCTTTGTCTACCAAAGAGAGCCCCTGCAAGTACTCCTTCTTCTTTAAGTTGTTTTTGCCTTTCTATGCCAAGATCATGTAATTCCTTTGCGACATTTAGGGCTCTATCGTGTGAACTTTCGGCCATTCTTACCTTTTATTTAAAATAGTTACCAGATGTAGCAGCTTTTCTTACATCTGCCGGAAGATTTTTTATTCTATCATCTATTTCTTTTCTTGTTTTTTCTAAATCTTTTAATGATTTAGCTATCTCAGGGTCTTTTTTAGCTAAAGTCTTTAAGGCACCAGAACGTAACCCTTTTCCTACTGATGTGAATATTTTTTCTATAAAACTTTCTGTTACAATCTCATCAGTTTTTTTATACTTAGCCATTTAAATCTCCGAATAATATTAAGTGTTATAACTCAATAATAAATATCAGTTATGTAAAAATTTACTTTTTATATTTGTCCATTTCCTTTTTAAGCTCGTTGGCCTCTTCTGTGTAAAAGGTCTGTAAACGCTTCAAGTAAAATGTTCTAAGGTATATAGGTAGGTTGTAGACTTCACCAAAGGTAAATCCACCTTTTGAGTGTAATATTAATTGAAATATTTCCTCATGTAATTGTAATTTATACTTAGGACTCAGGCCAAAAAAATCGTACGGTGATAGGGATCGTCACCGTTAACTCCTTTCCATTGGAATCAACAACTGTTGTAGTCATATCAATATCTGGTGTTATACTTTTTAAATTTTTTCTGAATGCTAAAGAATCAACTGATAAAAATTCGTTTTCTACAAAATTATTTATATGTGATTTTTCTGACTTACCATCAACTGATAATATCATGGCCTTTAACCTTGTTGTTAGTTCTGAACTTTGCTCTTTAGATATTTTTTGTCTTGCCTTTACTTCCAAATCCACTTGTTTCTCATCATTGCCATTTAATAATTTAAATGTTATTGGTCGTTTAGAATTTGGTAAATCAAAAGAAAATTCATTTTCACCCTGTACGAGTTTACTGAAATCAATGTCTATTGGTTCTAACATGGTTAAGTCTGTTTTTTGTTCCACCCCATCATATTCAAATTGATAATCCTTACCATAACCAAGAATACGAGCTGCTACCATGATTGCATTCTTATCACCTATCAGTAAATCACCAACTTTTATTGATTTATCTACGATTAGAGCCTGTAATAGTGCATCGATTACAGTTCCTTGTTGAATTAAATTTTGTGAGGTTAGAATATCCTCTTCTTTTGCGGTCATGTACTTTACTTCTACCTTACCCTTGGATAAAGGGTGACCATCCATGTAGAAATAACCCTTAGATGGTAATTCTACCATCTCTGTGGGAAATTTATAATCAGCCATTTATGACTCCTTGTATTGTATACTTATATATATAACTTATTGTTTTGTAAAACTAATTTATTTTTTACCAAATTTCTCTGCTGCTGTAACTCCCAATCCCACTACGGATATGTACATAAAACACTCTAGTATTTTATCTTTTACTTCAAAAGCTGTAAAGGTGTCTGCACCCCAACTACAAATCAACATAAAGAAAGCTGCAAAACCAACAAATCTTTTACTTGAAATTTTTGCATCACTTGATAACATTTCTCTTAAAAAACTCATATTTACTCCTTAGAATTGTAAGATAGCGTAGTCATACTTCAATGTTAGAGTAATTTCAGCTGGATCACTTGATGAATAATCTAAATCACCAAAGTTAGCCTGTTCGATGTAAGCACCTTTAAGTACCCACTCTTCAACAACATCACCGACTGGCCCTAACAAATTGAAAGTAACATCTTTTTTATAAAAATCTGAATACCCATCTCTACCGGTAACGGACTCATGTGATAGTCTAACCCACTCCATAACTGCTTGTGCTCCACTTGGAACTACAGGATCATAAAGTACAACATCGATAGGTTGCCATGCACCCTTTCCTTTAATATATCGTTTAACATTTATATGGTCTAAGACTATCTCTTCAAATTGAATCGATGGTCTGTTTGCAGTTTTGATCAGATATGCTGGAATACCTTCAATGTACATGATGAACCGATTCTTTGTTTTCGGTTCAAACGGTGTGAACATTATTTCTGACGGGTCTAGTGTAGCCATTCTTTATTCTCCTAAAAAAGTCGTTTATTTCTACTCATAAATAAATATCATCTAAATAAATTTTTAGTTATTTATAAAAAGAAAAACCCCTAGTTAAAGGGGCTTTTCAGTATACATTATGTTATAAGTTAAACTTATTCAGGAAATGTAGCTCCTGTTGGTTGAACAACGAAGTCTAGTACAATAAACTCAGCAGTTCTTGTAGGTTGTACGAATATCTGACCAACCAACTGATTTCTATCTACGACATCAGGTGTATTATTAGATTCATCCATAACAACTCTAAAAGCACTTAATCCACTATTAGATTGAACTTGTTCAAGATAAGGATTTACGATATTTAAGAATCTATTCCTTAGTGCCTGGGTATTTTGTTCAAATACTAAATACCTTGATGCACTTGCAATAAATTTTCTAACTGTAATCAATAATCTACGAACATTGATTCTATCCAAAGCAGATGGTTTAGATTGTAGTGTTTTTTGTCCAAATACTACAACTCCTTGACCAGGAAATGATGCAATTGGGTTAACTCTACCTTCATAAAGTTCATCTCTTTCAGCGTGAGTCAATCTTGTAGCCGCTTCTAATACAGAAGTCAATCCACCACGATTTAATCCAGCTGGAGCAAACCATTCATGAGAAACTCTATCAGTATATGATATCACACCAGGTAATACTACTGATGGCGGAACCCATACTGGTTTTTGAGTATCTCTATTTGGTATTTTAATCCACGGATAGTATGTTGCAACATAGTTAGTATCTAATGAATTAACCGTATCAACAACAGTCTGTACTGAATCAGTATAAGCTGCTGAATCCATGATGTATAATGCATCTGCCCTAGCTTCTGTCTTTGATATAGCATGATTTGTTACACTTGAATGTAATCTATGAATAACACCAGGTGTTACCAGTAAATTAATATCAAATTCATCAGGATTACTAATAGCATTAATTGCTCTTTTATAAGCTAGAGTACCATTAGCAGTTGTGGATGATAAATCAAATCCCTGTGTATTTGTATTGACAATTTCAGTTCCTACGAAATAAGGTGTTGCTGGATTACGACCATCAAACCCAAATTGAAAAGGAACAGCAAATTTCAACTGAGCTGTTGCAGAACCACTAAGTGATAATGGTACAGCTGTTCCAGAATACTTAGAACCAAGTTCGGATGCATCGTTAGTTCCAGTAAAATTTTCCAATGACATAGTTACATTATTTCCAGTTCCAGCATTTAGAGGAATTGGAGCAAGATATTGTTCATTATCATCACTAATCTTTGAAGTTAAAAAGTCAAATCCATGTAATACGGAAGAGTCAAATGTACCATTAGAATTAGTTTGATTTGATTTAAATGAAGCTGATGGTATTGTCGTAGTTCCTAAAGATGTGTTGTTTAGGATATCAAATCCCATAGGTACAACTGTCTTTGGAAATTGACTTATATTACTATCAACTTTAGTAAAATCACCAACTCTAATATGTTTACTTAGATTAGGATAATCACCATAATAGGTTAATTTTCCATTTGAATCTATTTCAACAAATCTATCACCAATTCTCTTTGCAAAATAGTTTGGAGAATTTGAATCAAATGTTAAAGCATCAAATTGTTCTAAAATAGTATCGTCATTAGTTCCATTTGGATTATGTACTCTAGCTTGAATTGAAAAAGTACCATAATCTGAACCAGGTACATCATCAGCCCTTTTAATATTTAATATTGCAATTTTAATATCTTTATTTATATCACTACCATGTGAACGAGTATATACTCTAAATAGTTTATATCTCGCATCACCAACTAATTGTGATTGTATATAAGGTGTTCTTGCACTATTGTATGCAACATTACCAGTATATGAGTTTTCATTTCCTAAGGCATCAATAGAAGTTACACCACCTTGAAAATCTAAACCATTTGCTTCATTTTTAGCTGATACGGTTGATGTTGTAGCAGCACCAAATATAAGATGAGAAGCTCGTTTAAATACCTTGTAGACATATACAGATGAATTAGAATTACCTGATTTTTGACTTTGAGCATCTTCACTTATCACCTCAGTAATAAAATTAGCACTACTTGTATTAAATGACAAATTGTATGTTTCTGCAGTTACATCACTACCAGATACTTGTAATTGAAAACTAGCCCAAGTACCAGCACCGACAACATTAGTATATGATAAATCTCCAGCTCCACTTGAACCACGAGATGGTGCAAGGATTGCAAGTGAATGTGATACTGTACCAAGTTTTGCAACTAATTGCACTGTATCTGCTTGATAACCAGCCAATCCAAGAATCCTAACTATTGTTACGACTCCTGCACTTTGTAAATATTGTTCTACGGTGTAAGGTGTGTAAAATCTATCATCGACTCCACCAAACATCTCTTCAAATTCTTGAAATGATGTTATTTGGGTTGGTGTGAATGCTGGGCCTTTTGTGGTAGGCCCAATAATTGCAGCACCAATCTCACCAATTGCTTGTGGTAAGAATGATAAATCTGTTTCACGAGTAAATACACCAGGCGAGACTACTCTTTCTGCCATCTGATTTCTCCTAATTGTTTATTTATTATAATTATAATTTTTCAAACAGCATGTAGCTATTCGA